GGGTCATTTTGGTTAATGTTTGTAACATCAACCGAGAAACCGAGCTGCGAGTTGACGTTCATTCCGCTGGCGATGTTGGAAGGAATGTGTAAATCACTCACATCAATCTTGATAACCGAACCAACCATCCCGTCCTGCGAACCAAGACCGGTTCTGGAGTCACCAATCGTCTGAGTGCGTCCAGACCACTCACTCCACGAAAGTTCGCAACCATTCTTGACGCACATCTGGTACAAGTCTTGGAGCGTCATACTTGAAAACTGTCCGCTCACGTTGAGGTAGTTAAGCGACAGATTAGCAAGACCGAAGAAAGTGTCCGTAGTAAGATACGACTTATCGGCATTTCTGCGCGATGCCCAAATGTAGATACACTTTGGAACGGTGGACAACTGAATGGAGTTGTTGGTGAAACGCTGGGTGGCGTTTGCGGCAAGCTGCACATTCATATCGTTAACAAACGTTTCTGCTTTGTAGTACTGGTAATTCACTTGACGAGGAATCTGCGACTGCGACATAAGCGGTGGCGTGAGGTAGTTGACCAGCAGCGACGGGGGAGCAGTTGTACCAGCACCGACGGCGGCGACGGCAGACGTAATCGTCACGCCGCCCGAGGGAGCGCGCGACCAAATGCGCGACAGTTGTCCAGCAGAAAAGTTATACTGTACGCCCATGTTCTTCACACCAATCAGTCCAGACTGTAAGTCGGCGGACTTGTAAAGCATCGGCGAGAGGAGCAGTGGTTCAGTAACGGTGAACAGAACGGTTGCCGTAATCGGGGTAATCGACGCGTCGGGCGAAACTGGGTTGGTGATAGAATCAAGTGCAAAAGAACCACGGCCAGTATCTTTGCCCGAGTTCTGGTAGTTGGAAAGAGGGTTTCTCACCGACCCGACACCATCAACATATCTCTGGTATTTATCCAGACACGACGGCGACATTGATAAATCATGTTCTTTACACTGGTCGCTAAGATTATAACGGAGCATACCCACTAAAGCATCACTGTACTGAGTTTCAACCGAACTGCCGTTAATCGTCACTTTGAGCGAGTTGGTAACAGCAGCGAGCGGAAGAGCGCGAATAGCATCGCTTTCTGTGTTCAATAGAGGCTGCCCGAGTGGCGCAGTACCGATGAAGGTCATTTGAAATTGGCAGCGGGCATACATTCTGCGGTCAATAATAACATTCTCGGATTGTGTGTTAAAGTTCCAAGTCACACCAGCCGTGGAGTAACTATTGGCTTGCTGGGTAACACTATTTTGCCCTTCACAACCAGAAAAGATGCCCCATTCCATTTCTTTTTGTGACGGTTCTAAACATTCTAATCTTGGGTCTATAATATTTGTCATACGCATCGGTTTCAATGAGTTCGTTTCGGACATTATAAAAATAATAAGCGTATTATTTTTAAATAACTTTAATACACAATAATTTATTTATTAAATTGAATTGTTATTTAATGTGAGAATATAGTAAAATGGATTATTCCAATTCCGTCATTTATCATATTGTTTGTCTCAATCCAGATATTAAAATCAAATATATCGGTTCTACCGCTAATTTTCAAGACCGTTGCTGGAGGCATCGCGATAGATGGTGTGATGAAAAACAACAATATTATCACTACGATATATATAAATTTATACGAGACAACGGAGGTATAGATAATTTTGAAATTAAGATTATTCAAAATTATCCGTGTAATAATGGATTAGAGCTGAGAATAGAAGAACAGAGGCATATAGACTTGAGCGGGGGTGTTGATAATTTGCTAAATATGCTTAACGCACACGCAAGTGATGAAGTAAAACGACTAACAAAGAACGCGTTGGCTAAGGGGTATAGGGAAAGACATGCTGAAAAATTGAGCGAAAAACATAAAAACTATTGGGCAAATATAAAAGAAAATGAACCAGAAAAATATAAAGCTAAACTTGAAAAACAAAAAGAAAAAACAAAATTATACTATGCAAAAAATAAAGAACAAATAGATGAAAAACAATACAAAAAAATAAATTGTCCGTGTGGTGGAAAATATATTATGAAACACAAGAAACGGCATTTAGATTCAAAAAAACACAAAAAATTTATTTCTTCCTAAACACAAGATTCACTTGTGAGCTTGCATCACTCGGAATATTGAGAGGTAAAATGATATTGCGGTCAGTAACATAAAATATCTCGATATTAATATTGTTTAAGTTGTTATCACTAATTAGTTCATTCCATTTGAGATAGAGGGGTTTGTAGTATATATCGCGTGAAAGAGACGACATTATAGATGCTCCTTGCAACGGTGAAGCGTAATTGTAATCTACATAACTAATCACACTTTTTTTATTTTGATTGAAAGTATCATAATCCCGATTTTGCTGCTGGAACGGGTTGGAGTAGAACGGCATATATGTATTTCTAACAGCAATAGACGTAGATGTGATTAGAATTTGTTTGATATTACTCCATAAAAATCTTGAGTCTGTTTCTTGTTCCATGATGATATATGTCGGCGGCGTGGTGAGTGGGTTGGGAACAACGCCAGCATCGTGGTTGCCCAGCGCCCAACCATTACTTTCACCCTCGTACAACTGAAAGTTAATTCTGTAATCTTTCCCAACCGGCGAGCTAAACCCATTGAATTGGGCATTAATCGTATCAATAAATTTGTAAAGACGCGCATCAAAATACACATCTGCTTTTGCTGCCGCCGTAGCATAACCAGTTTCAGCGACCATAGAAATTAATCCAGTTTGTGCGTTGTATTGTAACCAGCATTCTTTCGCGTGAATACCACCGTGAGCGGCGTTGAATGCCGTATAAGACGATTTCAAAGCAGTGTTGATAATATCAATAAACAATTGATACTTGGTACACCAATAATAGCCGGGGTTTGTAAATAAATCTTGGAGACCATTGTTCTGCGATGGCGGTTTGGGAGGCGCTTGTGGTGTGTTTAAGAATTTGGGGTCGGGTGTCCAGATTAACTCGGTTGAAAAATCCGTCGTTACACCACCCGTCGTGAATGAGTAGCACACTTTGTACGGCATGAGATTAATATTGTCGGTTGGATTGTATATGCCCTGCTTAATCGGAACTATCAAAATGGGAAGTTGTGCCCTAACTCCCCACGATTCAACCGCGACTTCATAATCCGATTGCTTTTCTAAGATAGCACCGGTTTGTTTGTCGTATACTGCTTGTGGGGTTGTAGTGTTGTCGACACCCGCAAAAGCGTTGTCTATACGAAGATTGTAATAGATATGTTCGGCAGATTTCTTGTCGTAAACCATTATAAATAACTTAATTATATAGTTTTAAATTATTTTTATATTTTGTAAGATTAATTAAGTGGGACTAACTCAACAATTAGTTCGTCCATCGGCATTTCTTTTGATGCATCTTTAAAAAGTTTGTGATATTCATCGACAGAAATATCTGGATAACGCAGACGATTTACACACCATCTGCCGCAACTGTTGATTAGTGGCGATTTCTTTTGAAACTGATACTGATTATACTCCACCATATAATCGCTTTTATACAATAATTCGGTTAAATATCTATGTTGTGAGTTTAAATCCTCACGTAAATCTTTTGGTAAAAATTTTAGTTGGTCATCAACAATCACGCCATAGCTATCAAAAAAATAAACAGTTTTTCCAACACGATAGAGCGCACACCAGTGTCCGAAGTTTTCTGATGTATGATAAAGTAAAATACATTTGTGGTAATCCCCAAGCAGCGAATCAATACTCTTATAGTTTTCAACTTCCCGATACTGAACCAAATTACATTTATTATCCATTAAGTCTAACATTTGTTTTCCAGATAAAGCAATATTCATTTGATATAGTAAATGTTCTACTTTTTAATTAAATTTATTTTTTACAATTATAATTATATTTTTTGGATTTATTATTTTTATCATTTTTCATGGATTATTAGATTGCTCTTACGTTTTAGATGAAATCAACTAATTCAAGAGACAAGCGAAATGTTGAGTTGAGGTCAGCACTTTTATGCACGTTAATAATTGTTATTTCATACAGATTTCCAGCGTCACATCGTCCCGTTACGATTGGAAGCCCACTTCCGAGATATTCTTGTATTGCTACTCGAACAACTTTTCCGTTCCCAGAACATTCATAATTATTAACCACAAAAGATGTGGAGTTATTGTTTGAGTGCGGCGTGGTGAAAGTCTGCGTGTTTATAATAAGATTTTTTTGAAAATTTGCGTCGATAGAAGTTGTTGGTGATGTTAATTGCTGATTTGTCGCAGACTGTTTAAAAATACTTCCATTAAACGTTGTGTTATTTAAACCAGCAGAACCACCACAAGTTAAACTATCATAAACATTAGCAGAACCAATGTTGACCGCGGTTGAGTTTTTGTTTGGTTGATTGAGGTATTGTGCGCTCATTATAATACTTAACTGTATATATTTTTAAATTATTTATATAAAAAACTGGATATATAAATAATAATATGGATTTTAAAAAAAATCAAAGTTATAAAAGCGTTTCTTCTTCTGAAACTATTTCTTCTCCAACGCAGAAAAACACCGCAAGTAAAACTGAAACGGTCCATAAAAATTAAGTTTATCTTGGAGATAAAAACATATTTTATTCTCACAAACTTTATCCTCTTCAATCAAACATTTACACCATTTGCAAAACATATTATAAATAATTAAATATTTTATTTTTAATTTAATTATTAATTCTTTTTTCTGCTACTTTAAATATTG